GGCTAAACCCAAAGCTCTGACCGGGCTCGACCTCAAAATAGCCGATGATGTAGGCCGGTTTTTCTACAATCCGACCGGCTTCGTACAGTATGCGTACCCGTGGACTGAGCCGGGGGTGCTGGCGAGCCAGCCTGGGCCGGATACCTGGCAGGTCGAGGTGATGGACTACATCGGTGAGACCCTGAAAACTAGTCAGACGGTGACTCGCGTCGCTATCGCCAGCGGCCACGGCGTCGGGAAATCGACTTTGGCCTCCTGGCTGGTTCAGTGGTTCATGTCCACGCGCCCCAATTGCGGGATCGTGGCGACCGCCAACACTAAAAACCAGCTCCAGACTAAGCTGTGGCGCGAGCTGGCGCTTTGGGACCAACGACTCATCAACCGAAACTGGTTTACTTGGATGGCGACCAGCTACCGTTCCAACGAACTCCCGGAAACCTGGGTAGCGGATGCCATTCCCTGGTCGGAACACAACTCGGAGGCCTTCGCCGGCCTCCACGCCCGCGACGTTTTGGTCATTTTCGACGAAGCATCGGCCATTCCCGACATCATTTGGGACACTATCGAAGGCGCCTACACCACTTCTGGGGTACTTTTTGTGGTAATGGGCAACCCAACCCGGTCATCCGGGTCGTTTTTTGAGTGTTTCGGGCGCCGCAGTCGGTATTGGAAGACTTGGCACGTCGATTCCCGCACCGCGCGGATGACTAACAAGGCCCAGATCGCTGAGTGGCTGGATATTTACGGCGAGGACTCTGATTTTGCCCGAGTGCGCGTCTACGGGCAGTTCCCCCGCGTCGGCGACGTGCAGTTTATCGCCACTGACGTGGTGGACCGGGCGATAAGCGCCGTCGTTCCTGAGATAGCAAACGATTATCTGGCGATGGGAGTCGACGTGGCGCGGTTTGGGTCAAATGCTACGGATGTTACCTTCCGTTCCTCGAACCGAATGGTAGACCAGATAGAATATCGTGGGCTGGATACGATGATGACGGCGGCGAAAGTCGCTGAGTTGATCGATTCTCGCGACCCTGACGTGGTGTTCGTGGACGGAGTAGGCCTCGGGGCTGGGGTAGTAGACCGGTTACGCCAGCTCGGTTTCCGCCGCGTGGTGGACGTGCAGTCGGCCGCGATGCCCAACGACGAACGGTACCTCAACAAACGAGCTGAGATGTGGGGAGGGTTAAAGGAATGGCTGAACGGCAACGTATCCCTGCTTCGCAACGAGGAACTACGAAGCCAGCTTATCGCAGTGGAGTACGGGCTGAATACCCGAGGCAAAATCCAGCTCGAATCGAAAGCGGACATGCAGAAGCGGGGGCTGAGCTCGCCCGACCGGGCGGACTCGCTGGCGCTGACCTTTGCGGAGCCGATACGCCGGGTTCGGTACGATGCCCTGGCGGCGGGGTATTACAATCTGAAGCCCTACCAGCGGCGGGGCGACTGGAGGACGGCGTGAATACCTTAACGCTTGCGGAGTGGTTGGCCAAGCTGGGACCGGCCGGTACCTGGGGCCCGCCGACTTCACGGGGTACGGCGCCGGAGCGTTGGGCGCCCACCGACCTGGCGGCGGCTCTGGGCATGGTACAGCCGGCCTGGCTGGGTAATATCCTGCTGTGGATTTATGCCGAGCAAGGAGTGGCGGCGCGGTTAGCGGCTGAGTTTGAGCTGGAGATGACCGGGGCGGATAACTTGCGTCAGGAAGATCGCCTACAACTGCTGGTTATCGCGTTGTGGGAGATGCGATCCCGGTTTTATTGCCCGGAGTGTGAAGGGCGTGGTGAGATTACGGCCGGCGGTACGACGCGAACCTGTCAGGATTGTGGGGGGTCGGGGGCCAGCGCGCAGTTTTCCAAGCGGATGCGGGCTCGCATGATGGGGGTATCCCCGGCGACGTGGAACCAGCGCTGGGAAATGCGCTATCTGAAAGTTTTTAGCTGGCTTAAAACGGCGGTGGCGGACGGACTACATCAACTACGCCGTAATTTACGCTGAACACACAAAAATTTGCCTTTTAGTAATTCAGGTTTTATAATTAACTTGTTGTACCGATAACCTTACCTAACTTTTTGGAGCTACGTTTATGACTGATACCGCTGCCAACCTAGACGCACTTCCGTTGAACGATCTGCTGAGCCTGTCTGAATTGGTGTCTGCCAAGATCAACCAGTCCGTTGAGGGGCAGAAGGCTCGTATCCGAGAAGATTTGCAACTGCTGGCCGACACCACCAACCGTTCGGTCTACGCAGTGTTTTCCGAGCTGTTCCCAGTTACCCCCACCGTCAAGTACCGCGCCAAACACGACCCCAACCTGACCTGGTCCGGGCGCGGTAAGACGCCTGCGTGGCTGGCCAGCGAGATTGCCGGCGGCGCCAAGCTAGAAGATTTCCTGGCGGGCTGACAATGCGTTAAGGTTTTAACAGAAGGCCGGCATCCGTCGGCCTTTTGCCTATCAGGCAGGGGGAATCATGTTAATCACGGTCGAACAACTGAATGAGTTGATGGAGCTTTTGCAAGATTTGGATGAATGTACCCAAGGTTCGTCCCCCCAGGTAACCGACGGTTATATTCGGATTCCTGATACCATGTGGGCCGAGTTGATGGACATGTACGATATGCTTAAAGCGGAGGAGGCGGTGCAGAAATGATCTTCGGATACAATACTCTCTGTCGTTTTCTTAAGGAAGGGGTGGTTGAAAACGCCGACCCCGACAACATCAACGGAGCCAGTCTCGATCTGACGTTGGATAACGTCATCTACGTCGAAGCCCGGCACGACAATCAAATTGTTCAGGTTGACCTAGCAGCCCGCCCTCGCCAGTTCCCTACGTTCGTCAAGGTCGAGATGAGCGATGCCGGTTTTTTGATGCCGCCCGGTATGTTCCTGCTGGCGGCTACGCGGGAAGTGTTTAACCTGCCGAATAACGTGTCTTTCAACTACCGCCTGAATTCTTCGCTAGGACGGGCTGCTTTGAATCACGCTCTCGCCGGATTTGCCGATCCGGGGTGGGTAGGCTCTAATCTGACTCTGGAATTGAAGAACTGGTCGGAGTACCATTACTTGCGAATTCGGCCGGGGATGAAAGTCGGTCAAGCGATCTTCTACGAAACGGAACCCGTCCCGGAAGAGCGGTCGTATACGAAGGTTGGTTCGTATAACAACTCTAAGGGGGTGACGCTGCGTGAGTGAAGAACTAGACCCGTATCTGAAAGACCCGAAATCCCCCGGCGCTAAGCTCGACGCTGGTAAGAACCGCTTAAGCCTGGTGTTGGGGGATTTTGCCGATGCGTTGTGGGATGTCGGCCTGGTAGGTACGTTCGGCGCTTCCAAGTACACGGACCACGGCTGGCTGCGTGTGCCGGACGGGATCGAGCGCTATACCGACGCCATGCTGCGGCATTGGTTGTACGAGGCTAGGGGTGAATTGCTGGACCCGCAGACCCGGTTGCTGCACGCCGCGCACCTGGCGTGGAACGCCCTGGCCCGGTTGCAATTGATGAAGAGCCTGGGGGAATCAGAGTGATCGGAATGGCGCCGGTAACGACATGTGCCTCCCAGGAGCGATATCACCTTGCCCGGAAGGCGTTCGAATCTCGCCTGCCTTACCTCCATCTCAGTCAGTTGGAGGCGGTGACGATGTTGATGGAGGGCCGCTACAACGAAGCGATCCAGCGTTTATTCGACGATGGTTTTGCTGGAAACCCGGCACTAAAAAGTTATATGAGATAGCTTGACAAACTGGTAAACACTATATACCCTGTAAAACTCATACTAGCAGCGGCGTCAGCGCTAGTTCAACAATTCTTTAAACCCCCTTTTTAGGGGGTTTTTTATTGGTGGAACCGTGGCGGATAAGTTAACGCAAACTCAGTTGGAAGATATCCTGTCGGACCTAAAGGACGAACCTAGCTGGCGTGCGCGCGCTAACAACGAAGCCGATTTCTACGATGGGTTGCAGCTCGACACCACTACGTTGTCGGTAATGGAGGAGCGCAATCAGCCACCGTTAATCCGCAATTTGATCGGCCCGACCATCGATCTCGTGCTGGGTATGGAGGCCAAGAACAAGCGGGATTGGAAAATCGCCGCCGAGTCCGATATCGACTTCGATATGAGCCTGGCGCTGTCCGCGCTGATGAAGCAACATGAACGTACGTCCGGAGCCGACCGGGCCTGCTCCGACGCTTACGACGACCAGACCAAGATCGGGCTGGGCTGGGTAGAGGTAGCGCGCAACCATAATCCGCTTGGGGCCTCGTACCGCATCCGCCGGGTTAACTGGCGGGAGATGTATTGGGACTGGCGGGCGCAGGAACCGGATTTGTCGGACGCGCGCTATCTGGTTCGGCATCGCTGGATGGACCTCGACATAGCCAAGCTGTACTTCCCCGGCAAAAGCAAGACGCTGGATGAAACCGGCAAGGCTTGGGCTGATTGGGATTTAGGGTACGACGACACTTCCGACGACGAAACGCTGTCAGACTTCACGGCGTTCCGCGACACTGGGCTGGCGCTGCGGGAGTGGATGGACTACGGGGCGTCGCGGGTGCGCGTCCGGTTATCCGAGGTCTGGTACCGCCATTACCAACGTCGAAAGGTGTTGCGACTGAGGGATTCGGAAGCTCTGGTGGTGCTGGATTCGACCAACACCATGCACGAAGCGTTGTTGCGCGCCGGCTTGGCGACCCTGGAAGAGTTCGTGGTGCCGGTTCC